GCAGCCGTGAAACGTCATCCATCCGCACCGGCAACAAACAGATTACCGGTGAGTTTGCGATCGAACTGAGCGCTCAGAGCCAGGATGAATTGCTGGCTGGCGCAATGACGAGCTCATGGGTTGCAGGGCAGACGGTTCCCGGCCTGACCATCGACGTTTCTGCTTCAGGTAAAACCTTCACCCGCTCTGCTGGCGACTTCACTACCGCCGTGGAAGTCGGCGACCTGATTGCCTTCCCTGATTTGGCTGGTGATAACGCGAAGCCCTTCATCGTCACCGCAGTCTCTGCTCTGGTGGTAACTGGAGCTGGTATTCCGCACACGCTAACAGATGAAACCGACGTAGCAACCGACCTTATTATTGGCGACAAGCTGGAAACCGGAAACCTGTGTAAGACATACTCAGTGCTTACCGTGTTCACCGGCAAATGCGGTACGGTAGATGCATATCTGCTGACGAAGGGCGTTGAGTTCTCCGGCTTCTCCATTGAGCAGGCAGTTAACGCCATGGTTACCGGAAGCTTCCCGTTCATCGGTCTGTCTCAGCAGGTGCTGAGCGCCCCGCCTGCAGGCTCAACATTCCCGCACAGCTTTGATGCAGAGCCGTTCGCGAGCGTTGACGTGTCAGCCTTTAACGGCACCGCGCCGCTGAAGCTGATTGACACCTTCACCATCACCAACGATAACGCAACGTCGGCGCAGTTCGAGCTGGGAAATGACAGCGTGGCATTCGTTGAGCGTGGTCGTGCGGCTAACACCTTCTCCCTGGCCGGTAAGCTTTATGACATGACTCTGTTGAATCTGTTCCTGAATGAAACTCAGGTTGAGATGACGTCGATTCTGTCTGGCGTGACTGGTGCGATGTCTTTCACTCTGAAGCGTGCCGAACTGACAGCTGCAACGCCAGAAGTTGGCGGCCCTGAGTCGGTCACGCTGACAATCGAAGGGCAAGCGACTGGCAATAAGCTGCTTTCTTCCATCGTGATTCAGCGTATCGCTTACGCGTAAAAAGAAAGGGGCTTAGGCCCCTTTTACTTTGATTCCGGCGGCTAGCATGGCCTGATGGACTTTGTATGTGTCATACACCTCGCAAAAGAAGTCTCCGGGGGCCTCCACGCCTGGAAGCTCAATCTCGATAGCAGCGCGAGATGCCTGCCAACCTTCCCACATCATGTCAACCCATGTGGTGGCATATCCGCCATCGCTTGTCTTTTTAAGAACTGATGACATATGCGCGTACCCTGATACTTCCGCGCGTCTAAATACTTCTGCTTCAAACTGCTTTCTTGATTTGTCCATATTCCTCTCCATCACGCTCTTTTTATTTAAATTTCCCGTTAATTACAGCTGCTCCGCCCTTTGTAATTATTTCCGCAATGTAAAGCCCCGGCTCTAGATCTGGGTCGTAGTGATTTTCGTCAATCCCTGTTATCACAGGGTGCAGATACAAGGGCTCAAGAAGGAGGTTATCTTCATTGCTGCGTCGCTCTGCCCACTTAAAATCAGCCGTCACATAACCGCCTACGCGCCATGCCACTGGTTTTTGCTCGTTCATCATTCCTCTCCATCAGCGTGCTGAGGTGTTCTGCTATTGCAGGCCAGTTAATTTCACAAACAACTTTGCAATCCTGGATTCGTTCTCAAAGCCGACACGACCACGTACAAGCCACTGAAAAGGAATCGTAAGCATCCAGATTGGAATAAACCAAAGCCGGTTGAGGCGCTGCCAGAATTTTGCATCTCGCTGTTTTTTCCATTCCGTATTGTCTACAACCTGGTATGCATATTGCTCAGGATAGTCATTCATATCGGTCCACGATTTTGCATCACCATCACACAGAAATCGTGAAATCTGCTGCCAGTTTTCGAATCCCTGCTCTTTAAGTCTTCTTTCCAGTTCAAAACGATACAGGGTTGGCACCCATCCTCTGCGGTATATGCTCACGCTCTCACCTCTCTCAATCTCTGGTTGATAAATGCAATCACTTCTCCGCCCCGAAAGCCCAGCCCTTCATCACCACATCAACCCGGGTAAGCGAGAGCAGGCTATCCAAAGAATCTTTGTGCGTAACGCTCTTTGCCAGCATGTGAGCAACCGGCGCAGGCCCCACTCCCTGGCGAGCAACCTTGATTGCTGATTTGCACGCTTCAATGGTGGACTGCTTGTAATCTTCAGCTTCCGCCGGCGTGCCTTTGGCTAGACTATCGTACAGGCCAGAAGAAACCAGCGCAGAGTCATTAAAAATCTGCTCGCATGGCGTTACCGCCGATGCGCTGCCGACATATGAACAGCCAAGAACGGCAGAAACTACGATGGCAATTGCGGTGATTCTTTTCATTTTGTTCACTCCTCAGTTAGAATGTAATCAGCTTATATCGCATACAGACATATTGCAACTTATTTGTTTGTATTTGTCGTGAATAGGCTCGCAACCGACAAGGCGACTGGTTATCGCTTTTCACGACACCACCAAACCATCACCCCTTAAACCAAAGGAAAGCAAATGGAACTCAAAGACTTCTTCTATGCCGACAAGCACGCCGCTGGAACCATAATGCCAATCCCGCTTCCAAGTGGTGAGGATTCCGGTGAATGGCTGCGTGTCATTGGCCCGGCATGTGATGCAGGAGTTAATGCTGGCAGAGACTATCACCGCGCCTATCACGCCATCAAGGCTGAACTCGCACCTCTTGACGCTGAATGCAAAGAGAAGAACGACTGGACCACATATAACGCAGAATTTAACTGGAAGGCTGACGAGCTTAACGATTCGCTGGCGCTAGCTGTGGTTACCGGCTGGTCGATGAGTAACAAGTTCAGCAAAGATTCATTGAATGAGCTGCTGAAACAGTACAAGGGCCTTGGAACTATGGTTGCCAAGCACTTCAATGACAGCAGAGCATCACTGGCGGAAAAGTAGCAGCGCTGTATGAATTCGCGCAGTGGAACTATGTTGATCGGCACAAGAAGCAGAAGTTTGACAGCATAGCAGATTCACATCGCGCAGCTCTCGCAGCAATGGGCATTGATACTGGCGAGCAAAAGAAGAAAGATGATTCGCCTGAGTGCCCGGCATTATTCGCAGACCTTTTTGCAAGGTACAGAGAGCTTAAATTCATACAGCGAGATGACGGAGAAAAGATCACAATTTACCCTCGCGAAATGCTGAGGTGGCAAGACCTGGTAGCGTACAAAGAGATTACTGGTAATGAGATAAGCCTTCTTGACGCTGAGCTTATCATGGGAATCGACGGCATATTTGAAGGGCGTGAAGATGGCTGACACAGCTTCGCTTATTGCAAGAGTAAAAACAGAGGGGGCGGAACAGTCGGCTAAGCAGCTTGACGACTTCTCCACATCAGCTGGCAGGGCAGACACATCAGCAACAAAGATGGCGTCGTCTGTCGACAAGGCCACTCCTAAGTTACGAGGCTTCGGCACCGGTGCGCAACAGATTGGTTACCAGGTGCAGGACATGGTCTTACAGATTCAGGGCGGAACTTCTGCATTCGTTGCTATCGGCCAGCAGGGCTCTCAACTAGCGGGAGCATTCGGCCCGGGCGGCGCGGTAATCGGTGCAATCATTGCGTTATCAGCTGCTGTTGCGGGCACTCTGGTTAAATCATTAGGCGGCGCTAAGGTAAGCGCGGAAGAACTCAAGTCGTCGACAAAGACGCTTGATGACGTTCTTCAGAAGAACAAAGACGGCACCTACGAGCTATCGGACAGCTTCGTAACGCTGGCGAACAATATCGACACCGCTTCTCAGGCGCAGGCCAAGTTTTATGAAGCGCAGGCAGGAACAGTAACCCAAACAGAGGCGGCAAAAGAAGCTATTGGCGACCTTGTCGACGACCTTGACACCTGGACCAACGGCTCAGCTATCGGTGCTCAGCGCTATCTTGAGCTTGGGCAGCAGACGTCATCCCTTACCGGGTATATAGAAGACCTGTCCAGCAAGTTTGGCATCACTAACCAGGAAGCGGAAACGCTGGTTCCATTGTTAGCTGCTGTGCAAAAGAATGCATCTCCGGAAAATATTAAGGCGCTTTCAGATGAGACTGCGCGCCTGAATGACAAATATCAGGGAACCAACGGCGAGCTGGTCAAGTTCAACGGTGAGCTGTTCAAGAATATCGGCAACATGCAGGAGGCAGCCGCCAAGGCGGACACGCTTAGCGGCTCTCAGGACAAGCTCGGAAACTCTGTTAACTCAACCACTCAGCGACTGAGAGAGCAGAATGACCAGATTATCAAGAATGTCCAGATTGGTAATATGGCCGACAAGGACAGGTACGCAGCTCAGGCGGAAGCCGACAAGGCCGCATTCGCTAAGCGCGAAGGTGTAACAGAGCAGCAGATTAAAGACTACAACGCCGCCCGTGACGAAGAGGCCAGGCAGGACATTCAGCGTGTTAACGACACCGAGGCGAAGCGCGCTGAAGCAGAACGGAAGGCGGCAGAAAACAGAGCGTCTCAGCAGGCAAAACAGGCAGAGACCGCAGCTCAACGGCAGCAGGCTGCAGCCAATAACTTCCTCGACACACTGCAACGTCAGAACCAGGACGAGCTGGCGGCTATCGATGCGCAAGAACAGCAGAAGCTGGAGAAACTCCAGAGCTTCCGTGATAACGAAACTATCACGCAGCAGCAGTACGAAGATGCGAAAACTCAGATTGCGCTGGACGCCGACGCGAAGCGTAACGAGCTACTCCAGAAGCAGACTGAAGACCGTATGAAGCAGCAGAACAGCGCAGATAGCTTCATTGAGCAATTACGTGCGCAGAACGAGGGGGAGCTGGCTGAAATTGACCGCCAGCAGGAAATCAAGATGCAGAAGCTAAATGATTTCCACGCCAAAGGCCTGGTTAATGAAAAAGATTACGCACAGGCTGTCAGTGACATACAGGCAGAGGCTGATAAAAAGCGTTACGATGAATACGACAAAACATTAAATGATTTAGGGTCTTCTTTAAAATCAAGCTTGGGTGAAAGTAGCAAGATATATAAAGCCTACACCGTTAGCCTCGCGTTAATGGACACCTACCGGGCCGCAACAGCGGCTATGGCCTCTGCTGCTGCGACGCCAATAACGGGGTGGGTCCAGGCTCTAACTGTCTGGGGGCCTACTGTTGCTGCTGGCTTGAATACTGTTGCCGCGATAAAGGGGATATCTACCGCGCGTGAGCAGGGTGGCCAGTTATCCTACGGCCAGGTATCGACCATCGCCGAACGCGGTAAGCCGGAGGTAATCATGCCCGCCGGCGCGTCACGTGTGCGCACGGCAGACCAGATGCGCCAGATTATGGGTGAAACTAACCGCAATACCGGCACGCCGCAAATTAGCATTATCAATCAGACAACCGGCCGCATTGACAGCGTGCAGCAGGAGCAGGATGATGAAGGCAGAATCCGTTTGCTTATCCGGGAAACAGTATCCAGTGACTTCCAGGACAGCAACAGCAACATATCAAAATCGCGCAGGTCTTCGCGCGGTCAACCGGGGATGGCATAATGGGTGACCTGTACTTTCCTGCCTCGCTGAAGCCAGTGGTCAATAAGGGCTATTCCTATTCACGCGGCAGCAACATCTATCGTAACACTACCCAGGGCGGGCTACCCCGCCAGGGACGCGACACTTACTTTGAGCCGGTGCCGATTGAGGTCAATCTGGTAACGTCTGCGCTCGGTAATCAGGTTTTCCAGTCGTTCCTGAATAACATCCACGGCGGCGCAGATAGCTTCAATATGACGCTGGATACCGGCCTTGGGCTTCAGGTTCACCAGGTTATCATCACAAGCAACATCGGCATTAATTCCAGCGATGGCATCAACTGGAATATTAACTTTACCGCGACGGCAGAGCGTACCGCGATTCAGGAAGATACCTGTTTGACGGCGAACCTGCCGGACTTGTATGGGTGTTACGGTGATTGCCTCGGCGAATTTCTGAAAGCCTACGGCACAGCACAGTCGACATTTCCACGGATATGGGACCCGATGCAATGAGCATAGAAGACGATTACCGCCGCAAACTGGCCTCCAACCCGGAGGGTGAGGTCGATTTCGTCACGGTTGAGATTACGCACTCGCTGCTGAGTAAGCGCTATTTAATCGTACGAGGAACGTCAGAACTCACGGCAACCCTGGAAACTGGTGAAACGGTTACCTTCGACCCGTCGCCAATGAACGCTGCAAACGCCGCCAACAACAGCGACCTTGACCAGCAGGCTTCTTTCACGCTGCCGGATGTTGGTAACGTCCTGGATGACGAGATGAGCCGCATTCCGTTAAGCAATCAGGAATGGCCCGTGTTCACGTTCCGCCGCTTCATCAGCACGGACCTTTCCGCGCCGTGCGACGGGCCAGTGTCGTATGACCTCCAGGCGCTCTCACAGAGCAAAGGAATCTTCACGGCAGATGTTGGTGTGCCCCGCCTTAATGAACGCCCCACAGGGCTTCTGGCGACGCCTACGGACATTCCATTGCTTCGTGGTATTCTGGCATGAATATCAACGACTATACGGGACTGCCGTACAATTTCCGCCGCTATAACTGCTGGCAACACGTACGCGCGGTGCGGGCCGACGCTGGGCTGCGAACACCGGAGTTCGATGTTATCTCGCCAGCACAGATTCAGGCGGCATTTGACGACGGTCATGCTGCGCCTAAAGGCCTGGAGCAGGTATTTGAGCCACAGAATTTCGATGCCGTGTTGATGGCGCAGAAGGTTGCTGGTCGCCTGGTATGGCACGCTGGTGTATACTTTGATGGATTTGTGAGCCATTGCGAGCTGGCGGCCCGTCAAGTAAGATTGGAGCCATTATCCGACCTGAAAAGCAGGTTTAGCGACATAGAATTCTGGAGATAGCCTTGAGCGTAACCCACCACACCAGAGACGGAAATGGCAACTATCGCAGCGCGACGCACTACATGCCGCCGATGGAGTTCGTCGTCAAACATATCCCTGACGGCGTTCCGTTCGAGATTTACCGCGACGCCATCGGCGCGGACAACCGCGTAACTGAAGATTTCGAAGCGCTCAAACAACCCGGTGACTATCACATTGTGGAGTCCCCCGGTGGCGGAGCAATCGGTGGTGTTCTGAAAGTTTTCACGGCAGTGCTGAATCCTATCCTTAAACTGCTGATGCCGTCGCAGAAGGTGTCCACCCCCGGCCTTGATAACTCACAGGCGGCCAGCCCGAATAACAGCCTCACCGACCGCAATAACAAGCCGCGCCCGTACGAACGCACTTACGACATCTGCGGCACCGTACAGAGCATCCCCTCGGACCTGATGACCACTTACCGAACGTATAACAACGCCGGCACCGTCATTGAATATGGATATTATGACGTTGGTCGTGATTATCTGGATACTCCAGTTTCTGGGATTACCGACGGTGATACGTTGCTCGCGGACATCACAGGCTCCTCGGCTGCCGTGTATGCGCCATTCACGTCTCCAAACAGTGGTCATGCACCGCAGACTCTGGTAGGCGATGCCATCACCGAGCATCTATATATCACCTCTGCTTCCAACGAAATCGACGGGCAGACACTGCGCGCGCCGAACGACCTGGTAACGAAAGTCGGCAGCACGACTATTGCGTCACTTTCCGGGACTATAGGCAAGCTGACTGACAACACTGCGCCTGAATTCTCCGAGTTCCTTGTCGTCGGTGATGTGGCAAAGTTCACCAACACGACGGTGGACTTGCCGGGTGACGGGACAAACGCCGACCTCAGTGGCTCTTACCCTGTTCTTTCGGTAAGTGAAGTCGACATTACGGTGGATGTTTCCAGTAACCTGGCGGCGTGGCAATCTATGCTCGGGGTTTCGTATCCGCTGGAAGAGAAAGACCGGGTACAGAGCGTCGGGCCCGTAGATGTCTATGAGAAAAGTCTTACCGACTGGGTGACTATCGACCGCATCCAGTGCGAGCGCGTCGTCGCAAACGTCAGCGCGGATAACGGCCTGTATAAGGATAAAGGCGGCAACAGTAAACGTCTGGCATCTGTAACTGCCGAGATGCAATACCAGGCGCTCGACGATACCGGCGCACCTTATGGCCCTGTTTATACCGTCCAGAAAACAATATCTGGCCGTTCGCCAGATTCAACCGGTATGTCTATTTTCGGGCCGCTGCCGTCACCATCTGCTGTTCGCGTGCGCGCTCGCAGGGTGACAAACCTGGACCTGGACTTTGAGGGCCAGGTGGTCGACGAGATTAAATATTCCAACCTGTACGGGCAAATCAGAGACACGACACCTAACTATGGCAACCGCACGACCGTGCACACGGCGCGCAAACAAACCGCCAGAGCTACAGCAGTTAAGCAGCCGCAGCTTAAAATGTTGGTTACCGAAAAGGTGTTTAAATACCTCGGAAATGGCGTTTTCGATACCGTTCGCACCAATAACACTCAGGCAGTTCAGTCACTAATTCGCCTGATGCGTGATCCGGTTGTTGGTAATCTGGAGTTATCAACAGCAACAATGGACGCTCTGCTGGCTACCCAGGCAGAGGTTGAATCGTATTTTCAATCACCTCTGGCAGGGCAATTCTGCTACACGTTCGACAACTACACCACGACGGCGCAGGAAATCATCACAACAATTGCCGAAGCCATCTTCTGCTCTGCGACTCGCCGAGGAAAGCAGATACAGCTTAATCTTGAGCGACCGCGCCTCGGCCCTGAAATGGTGTTCACGCACCGCAGCAAAGCACCGAACGGCGAAAAATGGACACGCCACTTTAACGATAAGAGCGCCTACGACTCCCTGAAGTTCAGCTACATCGACCCTGACACCAACATCAAGGAGACTATCCAGATACCGGAGACGGGCGGTGTTAAGACTGACACCTTTGACTCGAAAGGTATCCGCAACTATAAACAGGCATACTGGCACGCATGGCGGCGCTATCAGCGCAACAGCTTAAACCGCGTATCAGTTGAATTTACCGCGCTTGAGGAGGGTGTTCTGGCCATCCCAGCCAGGCCAATTAGCGTTGTGAAAGGCTCGCGCGTATCTCCATTCGACGGCTATGTAGTTGCAGTGGACGGACTTACATTGGTCCTGTCCCAGAATGTCGAGTTTACGCCAGGCGAAGACCATTCACTAATTATGAAGAAGCGAGATGGCGGAGTTCAGAGCGTGCAGGTAGAGAAAGGACATAACGATCGCACCGTCATTATGCTTTCAGCTCCACAAGAAGCCATTTATACTGGTAACAGTGAGCTGAAGACGGAGTTTTCCTTCGGCAGCGATAGCCGCCACGCGGCGCAAATGATTATGGTCAGCACCGTAGAGCCGAGCGATGACAGGACGGTCCGCATTACCGGTTTCAACTACGATGCAGATTACTACAAATACGATGGCGTCCAGCCATTTGGCCGCGCGTTTAGCGACGGATTCAGCAACGGTTTTAGTTAAGAGGACACAACATGTCTAGCGGATGCGGCGACGTTTTATCGCTTGAAGACCTGAAAACGGCAAAGAAACATCAGACCTTCGAAGCGGAGGTTATTACTGGCAAGGCTGGCGGTGTTGCCTCCGGCGCGGATATCGACTACGCAACGAACCAGGTTACTGGGCAGACGCAAAAGACGATGCCCGCAATCCTTCGGGATGCTGGCTTCAGGCCTGCGGGCTTCGACTTTACTTCCGGTGGAACCTTGACTGCCACTGACCGTGATAAAGTTGTTTATGACCCTGTTAGCATGGCCTGGTATTCATGGGCTGGAACGCTGCCGAAGGTTATCCCGGCAGGAACGAATCCATTGCTGGATGCTAACTGGGTTCCGCAGACAGACCCCAACCTGAGAAACGACCTGGCAAACACAGCCGATATCGCCAAGGGTGACGCGCTGGTTGGTGTTAAGCAACCGTTCACGGGGGCTGTTGGACGCACACAACATTCCAAAAATGCGGATAGTGTGAGTGTGAAAGATTTTGGTGCTATTGCCGACTTTGACCGCACAACTAACACCGGAACCGACAATACGGCAGCATTTCAGGCTGCTATTGATTACTGTAAGACAGCAAATAAAGCACTGTTTGTTCCCACAGGTTGGTATCTTGTAAGCGGAAACCTCACGGCGACCTACGCAATTGTCATGTACGGCGAAGGCGCTAATGGGGTTGCCGTAACAGCCGCAATTCATCAGGACTCCCCATTCATTGGGTCAGTAATTGTGGGGGGAAATACTACTGGGTACACGTTAAACGTAAATCCACCTAATTACCAGTTTGGTTTATCTTTACGTAATGTAGCTTTTTATGGCCTCCCTACGCAGAGGTCTAACGTTAACCATAAAGCATTGCGCTTACACAACACCGGATTACAAGGTTATGTTGAGAACGTAGCTATATCTGGTTTTGGTGGAACGGGGCTGGAAATTGGCTATCTACAAGACACACATTTTATAAGCTTGTTTATAGAGCGTTGCGGGACTGTTGATGTCGCCGCCATTAAGTTTACGGCGAGAGCTAACTATCTGTATTTCCAGGATTGCCTGATGATGGCCTGTCACTATTTCGTGGATAACACAGATTCTGTTCTGTTTGGTCGTTATGTTTTTTGGACCGGTTGCCACATTGAACACGGGGACTATAACGGGGGTTTAGGCCCAGAATTGGATTTTTATTACAATAAAACACCATTCAACTTAGGTCTTGGGTCTGATTGGTCGTTCCTTAACTGCATCTTTGTACCTGTCTCCAATGCTGCATTAGCTACTTTCATGGGCGTTTCTCGGCTCGCTGTGCCTTACTTCATGGCCTGTTTTGGCGAGAGATTTAACATGGTGAGCTGTCGCTTTAACGCCCCACGCGACTCGGTGTCAAGCCTGGCACTAGCCGGCAGTAACTCCAGAACGGCTATGATTACAGATACCATTTTTCAGGGTGCGGATGGTGGCCGGCCATGCATTGACGCGTACTATGCAGAAATCACAAATTGCACTTTTAACCTTGATATAACCGCTTATACAGACAGATGCTACGGTGTTTATGTTCGCCGTGGCGGTGCGGTGAAATCATGTAAATTCAGACTTGGTGCAACTACAGGCTCACGTCGCACCAAAGGTCACCTGGTGCTAACTGATGATGACCGATACGAAGCGATCAACGTCAGTGGTAACACCTACCCTGATACTACTTACGTAAACGCCTTTGTTCATCGAGGCTGTACTATTTCTGGCGAAGATGGAGGTGTCCCTCGCCTGGTGACCATTAGCACGACTCAGACTATAGACCTTAGTTTATACCCAACTAACGTTAATTTCTGGGCTACGGCTACACTTAACATCTCCGATATTATTAACGGTCAATACGGACGCAGAGTTAGCGTTATCGCCAATGCGACGGGGGTGGTAATTAACACCACTGGCAATGTTTACCCTAAGGGCAACGTTAACTATACCATGACGGCAGGTGTGCCCGTCGAGTTCAGAGGGATGCTTGACATTTCAGGTAATCGTAAGCTTTTCCAGCTTGGTGGTTAAAACTAAGGCCCCTCACGGGGCCTTTTTCATCTCTTCAATCAGGAAATCCAGTTGCGCGTTCGCTGCGTCCCGCTGTTTCCTCAGCCTGGCGTTCTCGGCTTCGAGTTCCTGGTAGGCTTTGTGCTCAACGAAATTACCTTTTTCGTTTTCCAGCATTCCGCGAAACTCGCAATTATATCTCTTAACCATCATACACCTCTTCTCTGCTTTCCCTCAGTGCATCACGCTGCTCAGTCGGCGAGGCTTATTCATGCAGGTGGCTACGTAGCTCTTTGCGCGATTCACCACCTCAACGCTGATTTTCTTACCATCCACAGCAACGCTGTAAACCGTTCGCACGCTTTCCGGACTGTGGTCGCCGTAATGCTCAACGTGCGCGGCAAGAGCCGCCCTGCACGCCTGACGCTCTTCATTTGTGACGCATCCTCTCATGATTTGCTTACGAGCCATAGAAACCAACCTCACCACCGCCAACCTGATTAAGCTGACGGCGAATCATCTTAAGCGCACCATCAGGAAATGCCTGGCGGCAAAGGCCGTCGAAAATAGCGATATTGGCCGCGTTGGTCATGCGCTTGCGAATAACTGACCAGCTATCGCGGATTGTCTTGTTTACCGGCCTGCGGTCGATTTGAGCAAGCTTGACAGCCAACTCAATGGTGAGCAGGCAATCAACGTATTCGTCGAACTGAATTTCGATGGTGGTCATGCGTCCTCCGGTGGTTCAGGTAATGGCATCCAGTGGGTTACGCCATAACCATCTTCAAGTGGGAAAATGTTAACTGTTGCTCCGCCACGCCTGAATGTTGAGCCGGTAAATTGCGCATCATGAATGCTTGGTGGCACAGCGTCACAGTTGAAGTTAATGAATATGAGTACCCTGTCATTCTTTTTAGGCATCTCATCGCTGCACTTAATCCATCCACTCATGGTTTATATTTCTCCGCAATGTCGGACTCTGCAACCCGGCGGCAAAGTTCTTCGCGAATCTCGCCAATCCAGCCCTGAAACTTGTCGTCGCTGAACAGCTTTGCAATCGTTCCCATACAGCTCAGCTTTCCACGAAGACGCGTGGTGACAAACAGCTCCATACCAAACTCACCGATGGCGTCAGATAATTCTGATGCCAGGTCGTCGATTTCCTTCTGCTGGATGTCATTCCAGAATGCGATGGCATCGTCGCGGTCTTTGATGTCTTCGAAACTCATTTTTATTTCTCCTGCATCATGAGAAAGACAATCATTGCGGCGCGGAGTGGGTTGGATTGATACTGAACGCGGCATTGGTCGAACTGGTCAAATGCATTCCACCAATCAGAACTAGCATCCTCTGCACAATCCCAAACCAAACTGATGCAGTTTTTCAAGATAATCGGCCATGCGTCTGCCGGGTTGTTGCATGGGTTGAAGCAATTGCCATTTGATGGGCTGTATTGTAAGACCATATCTGCGCTGGTTTGCCAAATTGGGCCCATCTCAGAAGGCAAAACTTCTAAATCAAAGCTATCTTCTGATTCAGAAATAAAGAAATGCATATCGATGTTCAATGCAATGGCTACACGCTTGTTAATTTCAAAATCAGACAACTGTGAATAATCAGTCATTCCCTGTTACTCCCACGCTTGGCGCACATGGTGCTGATGGTCACCGTGGCGTTTTTTGGTGTTGAAATTCTGATGAAGTCCTGCGCGTCAGTGCACGCTTTTTTGGCATAGAACACCGGCGGGTTTTCATCGTTTATTTTCACGTCGCCTGACGGGTAGGCGAGCATTATGAGGAGGATATATTGCATTTATTCCCCCAGAGCCTTACTGATGACGGCGCGTGACGACATCAATGGATGCTCGCTATCACAATCTTCATCATCCACACCGCAGACGTTAATGACGTACTCACGAAGTTTTTGCAGTTCCTTCAGCAATTCAGGAGCTTAGGCGATGAGGTTTGCGTTTGCAATTGTAGCGTTACGCTCATGGTCTACGCCCCACCCAGAAAAGCTTTGCAGGTAGGCAATCTGAGGTCCGCCACTGATGTGGACCTCTATGCATGTTGAGCCATCAACTTGACTTGCTGAGTTCTCTTCCCAGTCCCACTCACCTTTCGTACCTTTAAACTCTTTCATTTGCTATTCCTCCGATAAAGCGGATATCCGCAGGCAACCTTCATTGCTTCATTGGCCTGCTGCCACATTTCGCCATCACCAATAAACCTGGCAATGACGGCCTTATTTTGCGCTGCGCGCAGTGCGTTGTGGTTAATCATGGCTGCCGCTCCGATGAATCAATCGTTCCGGATTGGATGTGCTTACGGCGGTTAACGATATCTTCTGAGTTGTAATCCATGAGACCATGGAGCTCCTTGTTTCCTTCCATGTAATTTCCATGCACGGAGAGCCCAATCTCACTCAAGTAGCTCATAAATTTTTGCACCGTCTTTTGTGTGTATTTTGGCGTCTTCATATCAATCTCCATCACCAGCAGCCCAGCGCCGCCTCATGAAATTAACTATACCTCATTCACTCTGTTTTGCAACTTTTTTGTTTATATATTTGCGAAGCCTGCTGTTCGCTTCATACCTCGCGGCCCCGGCCTTTTGATAATCAATGTCATGACAATCCTCGCTGGCCTGGTATGCCCTTCCGTATGCAGCTGCAACCTGCGCGCGCTCTGAAACTCCCAGCAATGATAGTTGGGAGTCAATCCATGCGGCATCGTCTTTGTGGTAACGGAACGGCATTGCGCCTGTTATTTTTTGTTGGCCGTATGCCATGCTTTTACGGCCTCCATTGCGCCAACAGCCCCGAGTGCAACGCAGGCATGCGCGCCATAACAATGCGCAGCGCTGAGGTATGAAACCTGTTTGCTGCTGATTGCTGAAAGCGTATGGTCGCGGCGCTTGAGTTCAATTACGATCGGAGGCGAACACGGAATAATGATGTCGCTGGCACCGGTGTTCATTCCCTCCTGCTGCTGCTTATACCCCTGGAACTTGCTGCGCTTTCCTTCGTTCCTGATGTGGGTTGCTATTGCCGCCAGAGTTGGATATTCCTTCTCCAGTAGTCGGAAGAATCCGATGAGCTCAGCTGTTTCCATTGCACAGTCTTTATCGCGGAATGCCGTGTCACCGAATACCGGTATGTAGTCAGGGATTTGTTTGAGGTTCATGCGTTTTCCTTCTCACTGTAATGGACGCCTTTAATCTCGAAATGAATATAGCCATTCCGCTCCGTCTTCCTGATGGTTATTTCTCGCGGCGCGTTCTTCCATTCTGCGCACTGGTCGTAGCCTGTAATCTCCTCACTGTCTGCTCCGTTAATCTGCGCCAGTTTGGAGAATATCCACTTCTGGCGGATTGTATGCCACGCAGTTACCTCGCCAATTTCGGTCCGGTATTCGGCTTTCAGCGAGTGGTTGCCTGTAGCCTTAGCGACCCATGGCGTGTATGTGGCGCTGTAGCACTTAACGCGGCGGATTTCTCCATCCATCATGACGTTTGCGAAACCAGCCGCATCGGTGAGCTTGCTGTTTGGATCAACCAGTCGCTCTTTGCATTCTGTGCAATGCCTGGCGGCAATGTCATTTTCTGCGAAGCACTTCGTACAAATCTTAAGCGAGAAGCGATGCTCACAGCGAACGGGCTGGCCTTTGATAACGAAAGCCTCCGGGTTGTTGCACCGGCGCGAGTAATGCGCAGGCATTGGTAGGTCTTTCGTCATTACGTCGCCGAACTCATCTTTCTGGCTTGGGTCAACGACTTTCATGGTCATGACTTCTCCATCCCACTCTACGGCTTCGCCATCAACAAATCGCGTTGCGCGTTCGGTTCCTGGAATCAGAAAGTTGCCGAACTTATCATGCGCTACCCCATCGTAAATAGGGTCGTTGCGGCGCTTCTTCATGCTTATCGCATGGCAGGCTGGACACTCAACCTGAATCTCTGTGCTTTCATCGGCACGGCGGCTGGTCTTAATTTCTGGCGTGAAAATATCATCCTCAAGACCATGGCGCTCAATGTTTTCTGCGTAGTCCAGCACCAGAACGTCATCCTTCCCAGTAGAAAGGCGAAGGCCACGACCGATAATCTGCTGAAGCAAGCCAGGTGATTCTGTAGCGCGCAGGATTGCGATCAGGTCGACATGAGGAGCATCGAACCCGGTGGTCAGGACGTCGACGTTAACCAGATACTTGACGCGCTGGGCCTTAAAGTCATTGATGAACTTCTCGCGCTCTGACTTCTTCAGCTTTCCGGTGATGACGTGAACATCATCGGCTGGGAGATAGCTTGCGATTTCTTCTGCGTGGCTAATGGTGGCAGCGAAGAACATCACGCCTTTGCGATCTCCAGCAAACGACATCACCTTGTTAACGATGCGCTCGGTTTTGGTGTTTCCGTTAAAGGCCTTGGCCACTGAAGCCAGTGTGAATTTTCCGCTGCTGTCGGTCTCAAGCTTGCTGGTGTCGTAGTGCTCATCAGTCTCGCCAATTACTGGTCGAGTGAGATAATTCTGAGACACGAGCTCACCGGCTGAAACGCGGTAAAGCAGGCGGGAATAGTACGGGTCGCGAGCCTTATCATCATCGTGAAGGATTTCATCAGGACCGGTGCAGTCCTTGGCGTAAATGTACCCTGTGCCAGTACGGTAAGGGGTCGCCGTCATACCGATAACGCGCACGTTTTCGTTTGGCCTGGCGCCGTTAATTTCATACTCCTGAACCTGCTTAATGAGGTCGAGCATGGTCGGAGTTACGCCGTGGGCTTCATCAATGATGATGCCTGACACGCCAAGATGGGCGATCAGGCGAATGTTTTTCACTGCAGTTAATGGGCTCGCGAATATAACCTGGTGGCGAAGGTCTTTGCTTCCTGCGCTCGAGCAATAGATACTCGCTGGCTCTTTGTACCCGGAAACATATTTCTCGTGGTTCTGCACGACAAGCTCACGCGAAGGAGCTATACACAGGACGCGCTTATTTGGCGCGACGCCAGCAAGGTAGCGAGCTATTGCTGAAACTATAAGTGATTTACCAGCGCCGGTTGCAAGCTCAAGCAGGCATGGGCTGAGGCGCTTTTTAATGTGGTCGATAACAGCGTCAACAGCCTCTACCTGATATGGGCGGAGTTCGAATGTCATTTGTTAGCCTCATATACGGCGCGCGCAAATCCGCGTGGAGTTAGTGAGCGAAGCTGTTTTGTTCTCGCTGACGCGCCGCCAAGGAATGCCCATCCCCAAAACTTTCCAATGTGCTCTACTGGTTTTTTTTCAGGCATAATGAATCCACCGCCAGTCCACAGGCATGTTTTCTTTGTGTAGGCATCACGAGCTGGCATTTTTGGGTGGAATGACTCTTCAAATCCTGACATGTAACCGCCGTACTCGAATGGGTTGAAGTAATGGTCTGGCTTGCGCCATAGGGTTGACATCTTACCTACCGGGTTTTCCACCATCCAAGCCGCGCCGAATTCCTCAGCCATTTTCTCCACCATCTTCGCGTGCTTCACTGAATCAAGAGATGTATGGCTCTCATGCTTTGCACCTGACACAGCTAAATCAGTGCAGTCAGGGAAGGCGAAAATCATTTGCGGCTTAGGAATTCCACTAAGTTCTGGCTTGTATGGGAAGCTTTCGCTAATCCAGCAATTCACAAAGTGCAGATTTTCATGCTGTATCTTGATGTGATACTCTCCGTGGTTTCCCTCGTCAGCATTGAAGCAGTAGACATCATGTCCAGCCTGCGCCCATGGAAGACCCATAATCCCGGAACCATCGAATAAACTCCAGATGACCATTTTCATTCTCCAGTGCAAAAAGCCGCCGAAGCTGCTGTGTTTAATCAATCAGTGCTTTAAATGCCGCCCGAAGGCGGCGGTTATTTATTAAAAGTCCACGTCTTGTTCTTGTACCGAAGACTGCTGTTGAGTTGCGCCAGCACCAGCACCATCACCGCCAGCAACGCCAGTAGGTTGCGTGTTAGTCTGTGGAAGCTTTTCGCGCAGGAAGCCGAAGCCGCGGATAAAGTTGATTTCGCGGACGTCGTCTTCTGCCACCATCAGGCCGAATTTGATACGCATATTTGATGCGCCCACCCAGTGCTCCTGGATGTTTTCGGTAGTCAGCGGCAGTCGTCCTTTGCCAAGCGGTGACCCGGCCTGGGTGTCCAGCAGGGTGAGGTTTTTCATGGCACGATCGCGTTTAGCTGCGTCCATGTCATAAATCTTCGCCTGGTAGCGATATTTCTGTCCAAGGAATTCGCCCGGCGTTGTCACTGCAACCTGAACAAAGCAGGTCTGCACAGCCTTACCTTCTTCAATACCGTTGAAGCCGTCGATAACAACGCCTTCCAGCTCAGTACCTTCAGGAATTACTTTTTGCTGACCGTCATAGAAACCGTCAAACTGGATGTCGTCTTCAGAAGCCAGGCCTAAGAAAAATTCGCTCATATCGTTCTCTCTTTGTGGTTGAGTTGTGCAGCTCGTTGCTGCTGGTGAGATGAAGTAAACACTAAAACGAATTGACGCGCAACCTTTTTGTTGTTATTTTTATTTCCATCAACAACAGAGGATTCGTGAATGAACAAAGATAAGGCACAAGCAACGATTGAGCGCCTGCGCAAGGCTGCCGGTTTAGGCATCAAGGTATCAGCCATTTACGGCAAGGCAGAATTGAGCCCGTTCCGCATCAAAAGCATTATTGCCGATGCTTCTTATAAGGCTGGTAAATCACTGACCGATGAAGAAGCGGATGCGATCAACGCCGTGCTGGATGAGATTAAAGCTGACCTGTAGCAGTAAAAAACAAACGATATAACATAACAAAACTGGCGTGCATGCCACGCCATAGTTTTCTATTCACTGGAGTTCTGGCATGAATTTAATATTCCCACTTACGTTGTCATGCGGACATCTCGCCAGCGGGACCTGCGACTGCTGGAAAGGCAACTACTCATTCAACCCTGATGGTGACGGGCCAATTGACCGCGTTCTGCGTGAATTCAATGGCGCATGGCGCTCAACGCTTGAAGGTTACGGCTGCCAGCTCCCGTCAGGACGCCATCACGGCCCGTGCCCGGTGTGCGGAGGGAAAGACCGATTCCGCTTCGACGATAAAGACGGGCGCGGCACCTGGTTCTGCTCTCAATGCGACCCACAATCTGGCGGCGGCCTCCTCCTCCTTTCTCGCTATCTTGGGAAACCAACTGTAGAAGTGGCAAAGGAATTGCTCGGGAAGGATATGCCACGCACGGTCGCGCCGGTGAGAAAACATTCAGCAACCGATGAGCAGATGCGGGAAGAGCTCCGCAAGCGCGCCGTGAAAGGTGCTGCAATGCTCATGGAAAGCTCAATGCTTGCGCCGCATCAGTACATGGATAAAAAAGGCCTCTCCGGGGAATGGCATGTTAACTCGCAAATTATGATGGGCTCGGATAACGAGCGCATTGAGCCTGGTTCGTTGCTGCTGGTTCCGGTTTATAAAAGTGGCGAACTGGTGAACGTTCAGAAGATTAAGATGGACGGCACAAAGCGCCCGATTTACGGCGGAGACATGGCTGGCGTTTGCCATGTGATAACAGGGCCTGGAAGGACAGTCGCCGTTGTCGAGGGATTCGCCACTGGCGTCACCGTTAACCGCATGACCAATGCAACGACCTATGTTGCATTCAACACCGGGAACCTGATGTCAATCACCGCGCAGGCGCGCGCAGAGCACCCAGATAAAATGCTGGTCATCTTCGCGGACAATGACGACCATGGCGCTGGCCTGAAGTATGCCGAAGAGGCAGCAATTCAGTCTGGAGCAAAAATAGCACTGCCTCCGGAAACCGGAGATTGGGACGACTACCGCCAGAAATATGGTGCAGAGTCATGCCGCATCGCCATGCGCGAGGCTATCAGGATGGACGGGAAGTTGCCAATTACGATCAGCATGGAAAATAAAGAAGAATCAGCAACATGCGATGAAAATAAGCCAAAAAACGCCGATATTTATCTGGGGGTAAAAATCAGTGAAGAGCCCGCTCCGCTCATTATTCCAGGCATCTATCTTCCTGGATGTTCACCCGCTGAAGAGGTGAAGGTAAACGACGCCGAGCCTGATGAGCCGTACAGCCATAAAGGAGAAGTCCCGGACGGCATTAACCTGTCAAAAATAGACATCGACAACCCGCCAGGGCTGCCAGGCCGTATCGTTAATTACATACGTGATGGCGCACACCGAGAGTTGACTGGCGGGGCATATGCGGTAATGGCATTGCAGTGCATTGCTATCGCCGCGTCAGGGCTAAAATGCTATGGCGGTGGCAAGACAAGTCTTATCACCATCATCCTGGCGCTATCAGGCTCAGGAAAGGAGCGCGCGCAATCTGTCATTAAGAGCATTCTTACAGAAGCCGGGCGCAAGGTTTATGGTGACATACGCTCAGACAAAGATGTCATCATGACGACCATGTATGACGCCGGGCGCGCTGCCTATATTGTGGATGAGGCCCACAAATTCCTTATCCAGCCGAAGAACTCCAGCAGCAGCTATGCGGCCAACATCTCCACGACACTTATGGAACTGGCCACCACCGACAACTTCAAGCCAGCCCGCAACCACGTCGGCGAAGTTGAAGCGTCAATCAGGAACTCACTGTCTCGCCTGGAGAAAGAAAAGCTGGCGCTGGAAGAGTGCATCGGCCACTGCAACCCGGAATATGACGAGGCCAAGATTAAGCAGTACGAGATGCAAATCCAGAAGAAGGCTGAGCGCATTGCAACGGAGGAGTCAGCGTTGCATATGCTGGAGACCGGCATACCTAACCCATGCCTCAATCTGGCTGGCTCATCCACCCCTGGCAAGTTGTCGCAGATGGTCAACACCGACAACATCGACTCCGGCCTGCTGGCACGTGCAATCGTCGTTGACTGCGGTGAGACTCGCGCCAGGTTGAATATGCGCCTTACTGGCGTGGATGTGTCCATGCTCAACATTCGCGATCGCAATGACATCATCCGCGACATCGCACTTATCGCAGCTGACGCCGACAAGGCCATGCGTAGCGACACGGAGCGTGAGTTTAATGGTGAAGGCCCGGTGATGGAGGTTATTGCCACCAGCGAAGCCATAGAGGCTATAGATTTGATTAAGCTACACTACGACCAGGACAGATATCGCAACCACGAGCAGATTGGCTCAATGTATGCGCGTATCGCTGAGCGCGTGCAGAGCCTTTCCAGCCTGATGGCCTTTGGCAACATCAAAGACGGCAAAGCGGTTATTGAGGTCGATTTCGTCCACTATTCTCTGGCGCTCATCATCAAGAGCTTCGACAACCTGATAAGCAACCTGAAGCTTAACGCCGCCGTCGACGGTGACGACCTGACAGACAAAGTCAACGCTATCCAGGAGAAGATTATGCGCAGGCTGAAATCATCCAGGGGCGAACAGGTGTTCATGGCATCAGTGAAGCAGTCAATCACCAAAGCTGCCTATTACAAGGAAATCAAGAAGGCTCTTGAAGGCACCGGCCAGGATGCGTTCCAGAACGCCATCAGCATGCTTCAGATGACCGGGAAGATTATTGTCGAAGGGAAGGTGATACGACTCCCATAGGAAGAGCAAAAATTAACCAGCCTCCGCATGCGGGGGCTTTTTTGTGCCCTGCGTTTGGATAATTATCCAAAATGGATAAAAACTGGATAACGGGTAAGTATCTGATAATAAAGGCTCATATCCATTTATCCGGCTTATCCGACGGTAATTATCCATCTGAATTTATCCGGTATGGGGTGGGTATATATAGGGGGGGGGATTTATCAAAAATGAGGGGGTCTATATATATTATTATTTTTTACTATGTATATATAATTTAGTGTCCGAATCACAAAGTGTATTCATACACTAACATTTTGCAAAGAGAAAATCAATAGAGAGATAAAGAAAAATGCAATAAAAATTGGATTAAAATATTAACAATTATTTAACATATCACATTAAGCATCAAAAGCAGGAGGCACCAAAAACACGGATAAATGTATAATTACTATATATAACATGAACATACACGGATAAATGAACGGATAAGGATTGGATAATTATCCTTTCTCTCTATTTATAGTGAATACTACCATACAAGTAGCACGCTAAGTAATATCGCATATTTCAACAAATAAGTTGCAAATGTGTTCGTCTTGCGTATACTTAACGGACTAACAACAGATGGAGAGATGAAGATGCAATTACCAAGCAAAATAACCAAAACGATGTATGTTTTATTGGGCCTTGGAAAGTTCAACCATGGTGAAATTTGTGTTCGAGATTTCCACAACGAGGAGAACATGGATGGATTCGAAAGCAAGCTGTTAAGCAAGTTCAATATAGATATCGATCTGCCTGAAAACTTCGACGCAGAATCAGCGATGGTTGAGATTCTAAATGCGCAGAAAACAAAACTTGTAGCAGACCACTACGTAGCTATAAAGCGCATTGACGACCAGATCGCACAGCTTATGGCGATCACAAACAAAGGAGAATAACCATGACCAACAAAAACGAAGTAAGCACAGAAGTAACCGAACTCCCTTCACTGCCGGTTGCATATACCGCAGAAAGCCTGGAAGACCTCTTCAACAAAGTTAAGGCTGAGGTGGAGGCCCACGTACCGGACCTGGAAACCGTAGAGGGCCGCAAGCATATCAAATCACTGGCAGCCAAAATTTCCAGCAGCAAGACGGCCATAGACAAACCGATGCGTGACTACCTGCGCGAAATTAAGGCCCTGCCGAAAGTCGTGGAGAAGAACGCACGCGAAAGCGTGGAGCGATTCGACGCTCTGCGTGATGCGACGCTGAAGCCACTGGTTGATGCTCAGGCTGCTCAGGACGCGATTATTGAGCGCATGGATGAGATTGTGCACATGTGTGCTATGGATGGCTTACGGAGCGATACAGTGCGTTTGTGGATTGGTGAGATTACCGCAGTCAATGTGGAATCCACCTTCTGGCCAGAATTGCAGAAAAAAGCCAAGGCATCGCAAGATGGAGCAATGTCTGCGGCAACCGTAACTGTTGAACGGCTTGTCGCCTCTGAGGTGCAGGCCGCCGAACTGGAACGCCTGCGCAAAGAAGCGGAAGAAAACGCGCAGCGTGAACGCGATCGCCAGATTGCAGAAGAAGCAGCACGCAAAGCACAGGAGGAAGAGCGTCAGCGAGCAGAGCAACGCATCCTGGACGAGCGCAACAAGGCCGAGCAGGACCGCCTGGCAAAACTGAAGGCAGAGAAGGATAAGGCCGCAGCTGAGCAGGCTCTGAAGGATGCGGAGGAGAAGGCGAAGCGTGATGCCGAGCTGGCAGAGCAGCAAGCCAAAGAGCGCGAGCGTATCGCAGCAGAGAACGCGAAGAAATACGCAGAAGAGCAGCAGGCTCTTGAAATCCAGCGTCAGAAAGACGAAGAGCAGCGCCGGGCAGAAGACAAAGCTCATCGCGTGGCGATTAACCGCGCGGCACTGGCAGACCTTATTGCTCAGGCAGGGCTGAGCGAGGGCCAGGCCAAGGCGGTAATAACTGCGGTGGCGAAGGGCCTGGTGGCGAACATCAAGATTCATTACTAAACAAATAAGTTGCAATAACAACAGGTGCTGATATGCTTATGTCAGCACTTAAACAAACACTGGAGAATGAAGATGAAACTGATTGATATTTTAGTTCGTGAATTACCTAAGAGGGGCGGATGGCCTTTGCCATACGTTGATACTGTGGCTGTTCAGGATTCTGACTATGAAATAAAATTCTGCCTTGCTGATTGCGAATTAAAGTTTGAGCGTAATAACCCTGGCTTGTGGGGGTCTAACTCTCAATCGTCATGGCTTGATCCATGCCAATCATTAACTCCAGAAAGTATTTCGCATGATTACGAGAGCTCAAAAGTAACCCGCGAGCAATACGAATCCGCACTTGCAGCCAGCAAGCCAGAATGGGATGGAGAGGGATTGCCTCCTGTTGGCACGATATGTGAGGGGTATTTTCCTAGACACCGTGGGATTAAATTTGAGTGGCAAGAGTGCTTAGTTTTGTACGTTTTTGAGCGTGAATGCGCCGTTAAAGCACAAGGCACATCTACCCTTCATTATTGTGATGAATTCCGCCCTATCCGCTCAGAAGCAGATAAGAAGCGTGATGATATTTCATCAGCCATATTCGATGTTATATCTGAATCATTAACTTATGGCTCTTGTTCAACATCGCTTGCTCTTTACGACGCTATCGCCGCAGGCAAAGTCCCTGGCGTGAAACTGGAGGGTTAAATGGCAACAATAACCGGCGCGCTCACAAACGATGAATATCGAAAAGTCAAGGCATGGTCGAAGTCTGACCTTGACCTTTTGCATAAATCTCCAGCCCTGGTTGAATGGTCGCGGAACGCGCCATCCGACGGTAGCCCGGCAGTTGACCGCGGAACTGATCTCCACTGCGCGCTCCTTGAGCCCGACGAGTTCGCTGCACGTTACGTCCGCATGCCTGAGCACGACTTGCGTTCATCTGCCGGGCGCGCAAATGCTGAGGCGTTCCGTGAAAGTATGGCAGGTAGTGGACGCATTATTCACACCGCGCAGGAGCACGATATGGTTATCGCAATGCGTGATTCTGTGCTGGCGCATCCGGTAGCGCGCTCGTTACTAACGGTTAGCGGTAAATCAGAGCAAAGCATCTTTTGGGAGCTAGACGGCATGCGTCTGAAGTGTCGCCCTGACCGCATCCCGGATGAACATCATTTCGGCCACGTTCTGGTGGATGTTAAGAAAATTGGAGATATGTCAACAGAGAGAAAAATACAATCTCATTTTGATGATTATCGATATCACGTGCAATGTGCATTCTACTCTGATGCGTATTATCAGCTAACAGGATTTATTCCTAGATTCATATTCATTTGCGTGGGCGAGAAAAGGAGCATTGGAAGGCATCCAGTTAGAATTAAAGAGCTTCCGCTTGAGTGGGTGGAGTCAGGTCGTGATGAGTACAGAAAGGACCTGACGATAGCTAAGGAGATTGATGAGTTCGGTTCATCGTTCGACGTAGAGATTCTGCCTATGCCGAAATGGATAAACAAATAACTGAGTTTATGCAGTTGACTGAGTTGAGCTGTGATTGTATCATCAATTAAACAGGAGCGGAGCTATTGATGATGAACAGTGTAGAGCTATCAAACTATATAAGGAAAAATTACAAGCCAACTATGCGCTCAATGTCCATGAGGACGCTAGTTCATGGTGTCGGGATTAATGATGCTGACTATATGCAGCAGCCTGTAACAGAAAACGGGAGGGTTACATGCCCTGCATACAGGGCATGGAAGTCAATGCTAGGAAGGGCATATTACGAAAGGATTCACAAGCTAGATCCTGCTTATGCTGACGTTGAAGTTTGCAATGAATGGCTTAAATTCATGAGATTTAGGGGTTGGTGGGTTGATAATTACAGAGAAGGGTTTCATTTAGATAAAGACCTTTTTGGGGATGGCAAAGAATATTCTCCAGAAAAATGTATTTACATACCTCAATGGCTAAACGCATTCATAATGACAGGAGAGTCAAGGAGGGGCGATTGCCTGATTGGCGTTAATGTTAATAAAAGAAGCGGTAAGTATATAGCGCAGTCTAATAATCCAGTAACAGGGAAGAGGGAGTTTATAGGTCATTTTGACGATATGGTTGAAGCGTCAGAAAGATACAAGGAGAGAAAAAAAGAGCATGCAATATCATTAAAACCTCACATGGATGAGATAGATTTAAGAATTTTCAATAGAGTTATAAAATTAATTGAGGAGTCAAAATAATGTCTACAGCACTGGAATTAGTTGCATCAAACGTAGGTGCTACAACCGAAGAGGTTGCAGAAGTTATCAAGGGAATGATTATCAGCTCCAAGAATCAGCACGGAGCAAGCGCTACAAACGCGGAAATGGCTATTGTAACAAGTGTTTGCGCAAAGTATGGGTTAAATCCGTTGGTTAAAGAATGTGCAGCATTTGTATCTGGCGGAAAGCTACAAATGGTTGTCATGATTGATGGGTTTTACAAGGTAGTTAATCGTCAACCTGAATTTGACGGAGTTACGTTTGAAGACAACTTTGATGACAAAGGCGATCTGGTGTCAATTACTTGCAGCATGCACTTGAAAAACCGCAAGCACCCAGTAACGGTTACGGAATATTTAAGGGAGTGCAAGGATGCGAAGTCAAGCGTATGGAGCAAATGGCCCAGCAGAATGCTCCGTCACAAAAGTTACATTCAATGTGCTCGTATGGCATTTGGCCTAACAGAGATGGTCGACAGTGACGAAGCCGAGCGCATCAAGGCCGGTGAGCGCGACGTAACTCCGCAGCAATCTCGCGGTGTTGTTGATTACCAGGCTCTTGAGGCTGAGATGTCAGCATGCGACACGCAGAACACGCTGCGCGCGTGCTGCACAGCAATCCGTGAAGACATGGAAAAGCGCGGCATCTGGAACGCAGAAAAGGCCATCGTCATTGAGAAGAACGGGCGCCATAAAGCGCGCATCGAAGCGGCGGCGCCTATTGAGGCAGAGTTTGAAGAAGTAAGTGAGGAATTAGAAAATGAACCAGCAAAGCAAACCACAAGCGCCGGTGAACCAATCGACGTCGAAGCAACAACCGTCGAATTCGAATAAATTCACCTGGAACGGCAACACCGGCGGCGCAGGTCAAGGCCGCTGTGACCGGTACATCAACCCATTAACCAGTAAGTAGAAAGCAGGCCACGGACGGCCAGGGGGAAAACAATGGCATCATTACGCACAAGACTCATTCAGGCGATGAAAAGCCAGCCGTGGATGACATCAAACCAGATTTGCCACCTGCTTCCAGAGGGCTACACTCCAGAGGTAAGCAAGGCTCTTCACTGCATGGTGAATGCATCATTGGCAGAATCCCGGCCATCAGCAAAAGGTAAGCGCCGGGAGTTCAGATTAATTGAGCTCAACAACCAACTTGAGCGCGGAACCGTGCGTCGCTTCATTGAGGAAAACCCAGGGCTCACCGCAGACGAAATAGCTGAACGCATTCCATGCCGTAAGCAGACCGTCCTCGAATATGTCCGTAACGCATATCGTGACGAGCGTATGGCGCGAGAAAAGAACGAAGCCGGTGAATGGATGTATACGCTGATTGAGGACAGCAAGCTCCCATTCGGCATGCAGAACCCGACGCGATTTATGTTTGAGCAGCTCCTGAAATCAGCTCGCAATAACAAACAAATAAGTTGCAATTAACAGCAGCAGTGATATGCTGAATTTGTAAATAATAACTGGAGATGAAGAGATGAGTGTGAAACGCTACGAAGTTAATGGCCCATTTTCAGTATTTGAAAGCGAAAACGGCAGTCTTGTGGATTACGATGACTACGCCGAACTTGAAGCCAGATGCGCGGCGCTGGCTGCGGAGATGAGCGCAGTGCTTACAGACCGCGCTGTGATACTTGAAGATTTAGATAACACTTGCTTTGAAATTGGCATGCAGAGAGGCGAAAAAGCCGCCGCCTACCCTACTCCAACGGTTGCTAATCATGACGCTTTCCTGGCTGAGGTGCGGGCTCAGGGTGTGGAGCGGTTGGCGAATGCCTGGTACGCCATTGCAAACGAAACAGACCCAGGAATTAGCATCAGCGATTCATCTCGCCTGAAGTATCGTCAAAGAGCAGATGACGCAGCTGATTTTGCGAATGAAATCCGCCAGGAGGCCGCACAATGAGCAAAATCGACAAACAGGCGCTGCGTGCTGATGCGGTTCGCGCAGGTGGTGGCAAGTGGATTTACATTAGGACATTGTCACTTTCGAAGGCATACATCACCGAGGAAACAGGAGCGACGGTTATCAACTGCACAGATGGTGATGTTCCTGCAAAGTGCGCTGGGTTCCTGACGTCTGCCAATCCCGCCACCGTGCTGGCGCTGCTGGATGAGTTGGAAACCAAAGACAACAGAATCAATCGACTCGAAGCCATTATTGCTGTTGCAGAACAGCGCAACGCCCTAATGCGCGAGTGGAAACGCGCTTTGAAAGTACCTTGCGACCTCGTTGATGACCAGGTGCCAGTGGTTATTTATGGCATGGTTATTCGCCTTGATAGGCTCAAAGAGACCGAAGCGAAGCTGGGAGCCGCAGAGAAGCGGATTGCTGAGCTGGAGGCGAAACTCGAAACCGCAGATAAATTGCAGGATAGCGCATTTCGTCATGGTCTTCAGCATGGCTTCAGTTTTGGTCAAACGGATAATCAGGCTGGGTTTGAAGAGTGCTTATCTGCATATGGCACGCGGAGTAAAGATAATGGCTAATTCATTACTTGAAACATGCAACGACTGGCAAATCCTTCGCGCAGAAATATTGGCTCGAAATCCAAATATGGCCATGACACTTCAAAAGCTCGACATCATGATTGAGCATTCAGTTAGAGCGGCCATTGAAATATCGCATCGTGTTGATTGGGATTTTAGTGAAGCAGAACGAAAAGCTAAGGCGGTGAAATAATGGAACTTTCACGGGATAAGATTAAAGAAATAATCAATGACGATTGGCTTTTGATGGATGATTGCGAAGGAAATAAAAACTGTGATGTTGTCAAATAGCTGGCGCGTATAGCGCTGGCATCGCTCGAAGCGGAGGCTGTGGCTATGCGCTGGCGTTATCTTCCTGATGGTATTCATGGGATGGGCGAGTGGAATTATCGAGACCAGGGTTATATCGACACTCTTAATGCTTATCATCTCAGCAGGCAAAAGGAGTTGCTTTACACCGCCCCGCCAGCGCCGGTATCTGTGCCTGATGCAATGACACCAAAACAAGCATCACGCGCATATTGCGGAGAAGTTCGCGGATACCGAGATGGCTGGAACGCCTGCCGCGCCGTCATGCTTCAGGGTGCCGATGGCAACTCTCCGGTTATTCCGGATGGTTGGGTGGCTTGCAGTGAGCTGATGCCGGAGCAGTTTAAGGCCATCCTGGCATTCAATGAGTATGGAGAAGTTTGGTCTGGTGCGTATGACAGGTACTGGAATTTCTATTGCGATAATCTGTTAGTAGAGCATGTCACGCACTGGATGCCGCTGCCAGCAGCACCGCAGCAGGAGGTGAAGTGATGAACAACATCCTATTCATCGCGCTGATGTCCATTCCGTACATACTGAATGCGATAGCCAGCATTATTTAAACAAATTAAAGGTTCCTGAGGTTGGTGACAGATGGCTTACTCATGATTGTCGGAGTAAATTAATAATTGCGGTGATTAAAGCGAGAAATTCATGCCCAGCATTAGATGTGAAGGCTGTGTGGTGCCTGCATTTTAATGACGGGACTTATCAGTACATCGACGAGGATGACTTATGACAAACACCGAATACGAAACCGCCAGCATCGCCGCCGCCGGTTGTTACGACCGATTCGAAGGCGAGCACAAGCTGCAACAGTGGGACGAGCACATCGCCACTCTGGAAGCAGCACTGGCTAAAGCACAGGAAGCGCGCCGGGAAATTGTGAATCAGTACAATCTGAATAAGCCGGTTTGTGAACACCAATGGCTGTCAAGCGAAACACGAAGCTACTGCGAAAAATGTGGAGCAGAATATGACCACCAAAGTAACTAAAGAATCCCTGGCCGAGAATATCGGCCGCCTGGAGAGTTACGGAGACCTGTCGCTAAACGAGGAATACCAGCTCAAGGCGTATCGTCTGCTCATCGAATTGATGCCGGACGATAAGCACAAGCACAACTGGCTTGACGTTACGCTGTTTGGGCTCGTCGTAGGGAGGCAAGTATGCGAGTGCGGAGCAACGCGCTCACCTGGCGAATATGATCAACATGCACATATGGTGGATTGAATATGGAATGTAAGACATTAACTCAATAACAAATGCAGCAAACCATCGACCAGCTCCGCGCAAACGCAAAGGGCCACAAAAAGACGGTTGATAAGCTGGCCGCCAAGGTTTCTCAGTTGACGCAGGAGCTTACCGAAGCCAATCAGCACATAGCGAAGCTGGAGAGCCAGCCTGCAAACTCCGTTGAGCAAGAAAAGAAAACAAAATTGTCAACACTGGCGCTCGCTTCGGCAGCATGCCTAATCTTCGGATTCCTGGCTACCGTTTGCGGAATCTGCGCTTATGGATGGTTCATGGCGTTGGGAAGATTACTGTAAGTTAAACTTACTCAAATTGAATTAGACGCCGCAATGAAGTGGCAGAGTGGGTGATGTGTACAAAATGAATACCAGAAGTAAGGTTATCCGCATATTGCTGTTCCCTGCGTTCCTTCCGCTATGGCTGATAGGGCTGGTGGTATTAATCATCAACATCATATTTGAACACCTGTGGGATATTGTTGACAGACTAAGAGACAAATTCGAGTCCTGGGTTAATGATATCGCTCCGCTAGACTAAGCCCCACTCCGGGGCTTTTTCATTTCCGCAACTTTAATGTTATATTGTTTCATATCTGTCGGCAGGGCCGACGCTATCAATTGCCTGGGGCAAAGATATGAATTTAATCAAGTGGTATCTATGGCGCAGATGGTTATTCATGGCATGGTGCAAGCCATCATGGAAACCAGAGGCCGCAAACAACCTCTATAAATGCAATGTCGCAGGGTGTCGTGACTACCCGGTTATTCATCGCGATATGTGCAGCATCATCTCCAGGGTAAGGGGGTGAACATGACCGAACTAACCGCCAAAGAGGAGGCGTTTGCACAGGCCTATGTATTAGGCGGATGCAGCGACGCCACAGCAGCCTGGAGAAAGGCCCACCCACTCAGCAAGGCTAAGCCTGAGACGCAGCACCAGAAGGCATCCAGGATGCTTGCCAAAGACAATGTCAAGGCAAGGATTTCAGTCCTCAAGAAAAAGGCATCGGAAAAGGCTGAAAATGACTTCGGCGTTAGCGTTGAATGGCGGCTGGACATGCTGAAGAAGATTGCAGATGCCGGAATGGCAGAGTGGCATGACCAGGGCGGCAATGCTCGCCGTGAGAACCTTGCTGCGGCACGAGGTGCAATCCAGACCATCAATGACATGCTGGGTGTCGCTCTACCTGGTGACAAAGGCAAGCGCAAGTCGTTCAGCGTCAAGCTGCGCATTGAGGATGCGAGTGCAGAGGGTGGCGATGACTAAGCGCCTGGCACTCAACGTCCCGCAAGGGCAATTCCTGTCAGCCCACAAGAAGTTCAATGCCTTCGTCGGCGGCTACCGCAGCGGCAAGACGTTCGTTGGCTGCGTTCGCTTGTGGATGCTGGCTATGCAATACCCTGGCATTAAGCTTGGCTACTTCGCGCCTACCTACCCCATGATTTCGGACATCTTCTACAGCACTATTGCTGAGGTCGGCGAGATGCTAAGTGATGAGTGGGATGTTGCGCTTTCCGTTGACATTAACGTCAGCCGCAAGGAAGTAAAGCTGTTCGTCGACGAAGTTGAGTATGCAATGGTCAAGTGCCGCGCCATGGAGCACGCCCACCGCATCGTCGGCTTCGACATCAATCATGCGCAGATTGATGAAATTGACACGATGAAGATGAATAAGGCCGACGCAGCATGGAAAAAGATAATCGCCCGCATGTCATCCGTGCGCGCCGATTACCCGGTGAACACCGTTGACTTCACCACGACGCCGGAAGGGTTCAACTTCGTCCATAAGCTGTTTGTGGTCGACCTGCAGGAGCGGCCGGAGATAGCTGAGTTTTATTCCCTGACGAAGGCCAGCACCAGGCAAAACGCAAAGAACTTGCCGAGCGACTATATCCCTTCGCTGTACAACACCTATCCCGCGCAGCTCGTCGACGCCTATGTGGATGGCGAATTCGTCAACCTGACATCCGGCACTGTGTATTACGCATATAAGCGCCAGCAGTGCAGGAGCCGGGAAACAATCCAGCCAAATGAGCCGCTCTATATCGGGCAGGATTTCAACGTTGGCAAGATGGCGTCAACGGTATACGTGCAGCGCGGAAAGGAGTGGCACGCAGTAGCTGAGCTGGTCGATTTGTTCGATACACCTGACGTCATCCGCGTCATCACGGAGCGCTGGAAGAATGAAGGGCATCGCATTATTGTTTACCCGGACGCCAGCGGCAAGAACCGCAAGAGCAACCAGGCATCAACGTCTGACATTGCCATGTTCCAGCAGGCTGGATTCGAGGTTCGCGTCAATGCCAGTAACCCGGCAGTGAAGGACAGGATTCTCTCTGTGAACACGGCATTCGAGAAGGGGTTGTTGTTCATCAATGACCACGCGTGCCCTAATGTCGCACGAACGCTGGAGCAACAAGCATACGACGACAATGGCGAGCCAGAGAAGAATGGTATTATCGACCATATGGCAGATGCCCTTGGTTATTGCATAGCTTACGAAATGCCGATTGTTAAACCCGTGCTAAATATACCAATCAGCTTTGCATTATAGATAAAGGCCCTATCTGGCCTTTTTTGCGTTGTACTTTGATGAGCATGACCTGGTGCAAAATCTGTTTTTTTTGTATTTATTCACTGAGAAAGCATTGCCGCACATGTCACACTGCCTGACCTCATTGTCAACTCCTGATTCACGTCGATGCTTTGTAGCGCAATATCCGCTGCAAAACTTGTTGTTGCCATTATTTTTGGCAGTGAACTCAACTCCGCACTGATGACAATTAGCTGTGGTTTTAGCATGCAGAACGTGTTTTGTTTTCTCGTATTGCTCCCTGTGCCATTTCAATCCAGCTTCAGAAGCATGCCATTTTGCAGCGGCAGCAAGAACCTCATCAGGTACGGGTCTTTGCTGGCCTTTATTGTGATGTGATGTGTGCGCCCCGCGCTCCATCAGCTCAAGGTTATCAGGGTGGTTGTTGAGTTTATTCTCATCAATATGATGAACGTGCAATCCTTTTGGTATTGGGCCATGAAATTCCTCATACACTCTCCGGTGCAGCCTCTCACCATCTCGTTGCAGGTAGTGCCCGCATAAGTAATAAGAAACACCCATAAAAGACTGCTTTTTTGGTGATATTACTTTTGGTGGTTCAATCATTTTGCATATCCGATTTGATAGTTCAAAGCATCAGTATATCAAATGTAATGCACATTTCAATGTGGTGTATTATTAATTAAATCCTCACATCAATTAGAGGCAAAGAATGACCACCGGATTCGACACAGTAAAAACACAGCACCGCGAATACATTGCCAACTATGGCAAGTGGGAGAAGGTGCGTCACGCTGTCGCTGGCGACATGGGTAAATACCTGCGCAACGTTGGCGCGAATGAGGACGACCCTGCCTATGGCGCTCTTCGCCAGAAGGAATACTCCGACGGGGCCATAGTCTACAACTTCACCAAGCGCACGCTTTCTGGCATGGTCGGCAGCGTCATGCGCAAAGACCCTGAGCAGGAAATCCCCACCGCGCTTGAGTATCTTCTTGAGGATGCAGACGGCTCAGGCGTTGGTTTGTGGCAGCATGTGCAGGATACGCTGATGGAGATTGACTCCGTAGGCCGCGGCGGCCTGCTGGTTGACGCCCCGGCTGTCGATGTCGCCACCATGGCACAGCAGAATGCAGGGCAGCTAAACCCAATCATCGCTTTCTACACAGCGGAGAACGTCGTCAACTGGAAGCTGAAGCGCGTTGGTTCAGTGAACAAATTCCAGATGGTGGTGCTGCGCGAGCCATACGAATATAACGACTCGCCTGACGAGTTCAGCACGTTGCAGGGCGAGCAGTATCGCGTCCTGGACATCGATGCTGTCGGGAACTACCGCCAGCGCGTGTATAAGTTCGACAATAGCGGGACGCTGCAGGGTGACGTAAATGAGTTTCACCCCAAGCTTAATGGCGTACCAAAAGGAGAAATCCCATTCACATTCGTAGGCGCCAGCAATAACGACTCGACCGTGGATGACGCGCCTCTGCTGCCGCTGTCAGACCTGCAGATTGGACACTTCCGTAACAGTGCCGACAACGAAGAGAATCTCTTTGTGGTATCCCAGGCCATGCTGGTCATTGCCCCGGGTGAGAAAATCAGCCCAGAGCAGTGGATTGCATTGAACCCGAATGGCGTTAAGTTCGGCGCGCGTCGCGGGCTCAACGTCGGCTATGGCGGTGATGCCAAGCTTATTCAGGCTCAGGCTACCAACGCGCTTGACCTGGCGCTGGCCAAGAAAGAGCAGCAGGCCGTCCAGATTGGTGCGCAGCTCATTACGCCAACGCAACAGGTCACCGCAGAATCAGCGCGCCTGCAGCGCGGCGCTGACACGTCAGTGATGGCAACCATCGCGCGCAACGTCAGCAAGGCCTATGAAGACTGCCTGAAGTGGGTTGCTCAGATGAAAGGCCTTCCTACTACCGGAATTGAGTTCAAGCTGAATATGGAATTCTTCCTCCAGCAGATGACGCCGCAGGAAGCGCAGCAGTGGATGGCTATGGTTCAGGCTGGCTACGTGCCAACTGAAGCGATGTGGGAAGCCATGCGTCGTGGCGGGTGGACAAACTGGACTAACGCTGAGATGAAAGAGAGGATTGAGAATAATCCGCTTCCACTTCCGGCTGGTCCGGCTCAAGTAACGGGTGAGATTCCGTCCAATGCAAACAATACAGACCAGCAGAATGACCAGCAGAATGGCGGCAATGCGAATGACCAGGGTAATGGAGGTCAGCAGTGAGCAAGGAAACAAAAGGCGAAGAGAAAAATGATGAGCGCAAGCCAATGATGTACTGCGAAAGATGCATGTACGTTATCTTCTCAGGCGAAAGGTGCAAGTGTAAGCCGGAATATCAACGGCTCAAGGAGTGGATGTGAGCCTCCTTGAATCCTACATCAGCCACCAAATATGGCTACAGCGCACGGCCTCGCATGAGGCTGGCCTTGTTACTCCATTCATCCAGCAGATGCGCGACGAGGTCCGTGATGAAGTGCTGAAGTTCGGTGATGACAGCAGGACTGCTGCTCGCCTGAACAAGATGCTTCGCGACCTTGACGCTGCCTTACGCGGTATCGCCGGTGAATGGAATGACGTTCTACTGGAAGACCTTCAGGAGCTGGCAAAGTATGAGGCTGACTGGAATGTCAAAACGCTTGCCGATAATGTGGATGCGAACTTCGCGACGCCGTCGCCTGAGCAGGTATGGTCTGCGGTTAAGTTTGAGCCGCTGGCCCTGGGCGATAAGCCTGTTGACTTCAATAGCCTACTGAGCAACTGGACGGAATCTGAGGTTCAGCGCCTTACCACCGGAGTTCGCTCTGGATTCGTGCAAGGCTTGACCACAAGGCAGATTGTCAAGAGCGTCGTCGGAGCTGGCGGCCTGGCAGATGTGTCACAGCGCAATGCCATGACGACGGTGCGCACGGCACTGGCGCACGTGTCTAACGAGGCGCGCAAGCAGACCTACGAGAAGAATAGCGGCATCATTGAGAAATATGAGTGGGTGTCAACGCTGGACAGCAGAACGTCAACCATCTGCCGAAGCCGCGACGGACAAAAGTGGGAGATTGGCAAGGGACCCCTCCCGCCAGCTCATCCAAACTGCCGTAGCACTACGGCGCCGGTTATCAGTTCTGAGTTCGACTTCCTGGATAAAGGAGCCAAGCGAGCAGCAAAAGGTGCGGAAGGCGGCACGCAGGTTGATGCCGATACTAGTTACTATGAATTCCTGAAGCAGCAGCCTGCGTGGTATCAGGACGAAGCCCTTGGACCGGTACGTGGTAAGATATTCCGCAACAGCGGCGTGACACCGGAAGAGTTCAGGTCGATATCCATTGATGGCTTCGGTCTGCCGCTAACACTGAAAGAAATGGCGGCGCTCGATGAGCGAGTGGCGCAATACCTTAATGAGCGATGAGGATTAATAATGAGCGGATTTTTCACTGTAACAGACCTTCCTGCGCGCCGCGTCGTGCAGTACAAGCGCGTTTCGGGTTCAGTTGATGGCGCGGTGCATATCGACGATGAATCTGTGCTAGGCGTGGCGGTTGACGCAATGCCGTATGCAGATAAGACGGGAATCGCAATTTCCGCCGGTGGCGCCCTGTTCGAAGTGCCTTATCTGGCTGACGCTGGCGACGTGTACATTGACGGTCAGCCAGCCGATGGTGTTGTTGGCGATTTGCTCAGCGTGTCAGCGCGAGCTGGTAAGGAGCCGTATGCTTATCAGTGGTACAAGGATGGTCAAATGGTGGTCAGCGTATCAACGCCTGACTATGCCATTAAGGCCGACAAGCCAGGAAAATACTTCGTTAAGGTTGCTGATGTTGACGGTGTCGAAGCGGTATCAAAAGAAGCGGAGGTAAAATAATGCCACTCAAACGCGGAAAGTCGGACAAGGTCATCTCTGAGAACATTGCTATGGAAATGCATCACGGCAAGTCTCAGGAGCAAGCCATTGCCATTGCAATTGCCATGAGCAAGGCTGGAAAGAAGAAAAATAAGAAAGGTAAATAAATAAGTTGCACAGTCGCAAGGATGCGGCTATATTCAAATTGTCAGAAATGAGGGTGAGCACCGCGTACCTCATGCGGGCATCTGAAGTAGCTGTGAAGCATGACTCCCATGCGGAGCACTTCAGGTAAGCAAATCTCGTGACTGTTGGCGCGGTCATTAAGCGAGACTAGCGAGGTGAATGAGATAGCCAGGGTTTGACAGCTTTCCCCGGAATGGCGATTAACCATCGTGGCGATTCGGTTTGACGGCCTCGAAGAGTGAGGTGGTAGTTTTGAGTTATCTTGTTGGGCGACGGACTGAATTAGCTTAACCGTGCAATGAGATAACTAACAAGTACCAACGACCGTAGTCTCTTCATCTTCCAGAGCCAGTGCGTATCTTTGACCCTCCTAGTGAGGGTCTTTTTTTATGTGTTACACAGTAACAATTTGCGGCATAATGAGAATGAGCTATGGTTATTGTTGCAAGGAAGGTTGACTATGAACTGGCATTCAGAATCTAATCGGACTTGTTCAGCAATAATCTAGGATTAATCTTAAGTGAACAGGTCCCCTGCATGGGGGTGGAAATGAAACGTATGCAAGACAAAGAGAGCATTACCGGGATTACCTGGTTAATCGTACTGGTGATTGCTTGCTGGGGCGGCATGGTTCGGTATCTCATCGACATCAAGCAGAGCAAGGCCACATGGAGCTTCTTCAATGCTCTCGCTCAGGTTGTCGTGTCTGGTTTTACCGGTCTTATCGGCGGCCTTATCGGCGCAAACTCCGGTTCTGGTCTGTATATGATGCTCGTCATTGCAGGCGTAAGCGGAACAATGGGCTCAGTGGCTCTCACGTACTTCTGGGAGCGCATTACAGGGGTGAAGACAAATGCAGGTCAGTGATGCGGGTATCGAATTAATCAAGTCATTTGAGGGTTTCCGCGCTAACGCGTACCCGGACCCTAAATCAGGTGGAGACCCATGGACTGTCGGCTACGGAACGACAAAGTTTCCTTCTGGACGACCGGTTAAGCAGGGAGATAAAGTCACCCCGGGACAGGCGGAGCTCTATCTGCGCGAGGACGTGAAGAAGTTTGCCAACTCAGTCGATACACTTGTTACAGCTCCGCTGAAGCAATGTCAATACGACGCGCTGGTTTCTTTCGTATACAACCTTGGCGCAACCAACTTCCGCACATCAACTCTCCTGAAGAAGCTTAACGCCAAAGACTACAAAGGCGCAGCTGACGAATTTCTTCGCTGGGTATCTCCCGGTTCATCTGTTGAGGCTGGTCTGCGTCGCCGTCGCACGGCGGAGCGTGACCTGTTCTTGTCATGTTAGACAAATACAAGCCTTTCATCGCGGCGTTCTTCCTGCTGATTGTCTGCTCAATTGCATACTCTGCGCACTATTACGCGCAGAAGTACCGCACCGCGCAGCAAGAGCTGGATAAGGCCTCCGCCACCATTTCAACCATGCAGTCGCAGCAGAAGACCGCAGCAGAGCTTGACGCCAAATACACGAAGGATTTAGCAGATGCGCAAAACACTATTGACCGCCTGCGTGATGATGTCACTGCTGGCAATAAGCGGCTGTCAGTCCGTGCCAAGTGCGTGCCCCAAACCACCACCGGCGGCAGCGTGGGCGATGCAGGAACCGCCGAACTTGACGAGTCAGCTCGACAAGATTATTACCGTCTCAGAGAGCAAATGAATCTGGCCGATAAGCAGATTCGGTACTTCCAGGAGCGTGAGAGGGCGTTTTATGGCGAAACAAAACCTTGAGATAAAAGTAAAGCTACCATGGTGGGCTAGCGCATACGCCATGATGCTTAACGCGTTCGCCAGCATTCACGGACTTGAGCCTGATGCAAGAAAGTATGCCAGGCTAGTTGTTAAGCATTCCAAGGTTGAGGTTGTAAATGGCGAAGAAAAATAAATGGCATAAGCTGCCAGCATTCACCATTCCGCTATTCAACAGCGCAAACGTCTACCTTGCCGTGACGAAAGAGCAATTCATGGCAGCAGATGAATTCCTCGGTGGAACTGGAGAGGAAAGGCCATTTAACGTGGGTCTGGCAAGTAATTACGAAGACAAGGAGTCTGGTGAGCGTGTCTACCTGATTGGCGTCTTTGATAAGCAACTGGCCACTCTGGTTCACGAGTGCGCTCACGTTTGCTTTTACGCCTGCGATGATGTTGGCGTGACGACCGACCCTGGCGACGCAAACGAAACTTACTGCTACATGCTTGACAGAATGTTTTCCCGCTTCGCGCCGGTCATTGCTGAACTGGCTTTCGAAGGAGAAGAATCAGCCAGCAATGGCAAATGATGGAGGTGATCACCATCTTGGCAGCCGGAAAGACGGAAGTGATTTAGCAACTGCGCGAGCCGTGGCGAAGATTGCGCATTAACAAACAGATAACCAAAAAGGAAAATAATATGCAACCACATCAGCAGCGTGTAGTGGATGAGAAAAATGAGCTTCAATCAAAGATTAATGCGTTATCAGGGTTTATTGACAGAAACGACCTGTTTAAGTCACTTCCATGGGATGAAAAAGTGCGAATGCTTATGCAACTTAGGGCCATGAAAGAATATGCAGATATCCTCAAGCAGCGAATTGAGGCGTTTTCTTGATGTTTGCACCACAGCTAAACCTGTTATAACATATCAACAACGCGGCAGGGCCGCACAAATTGCCTTGGGGGCAGAATGTTTAAGTTATCGGATTATTTCAATGTGCTGTGTGAAGAGGCCGACCCGGATAAGTCTGGCGGCGGTGGAAAGACCTTCACTCAGGAAGAAGTAGACGCGCTCGTTGCCGGGCTGAAGTCCAACAACGACAAGCTGCTGGCTGAGAAGAAAGAAGCCAAGCGCCTCGCTGATGAAGCAGCGGCAGCAAAACTTCTTGCTGACCAGGATGCGGCGAAGAAGTCCGGTGAACTTGAAGCATTCGAGAAGACCCTGCGCAGCCAGTACGATACTGAGCTGGCGGCAAAAGACAAAGCGCTGCAAGCACGCAGTGAGCGAATTCTTACCAGCGAAAAGAAGGCTGTCGTAAGCTCTCTTTCTGGCATGCTGATTGATGAAAGTGCTACCGAACTGCTTGGCATGCTGGTGCGCACAGAATTCGACGGCGATGATGTAGTGACAAAATTCGTTGGTGCAGATGGCTCCGTCATCACCACTGACGTTGAGCAGTTCAGGAAGTATCTGTGTGAGCACAAAGCTTTCTCGCATCTGATTAAAGCAGATGCAGCTACCGGCGGCGGGGCCAATGGTGGCAAATTCCGTGGTGGGGCCACAAACTTTGCGAGTATGACGCTGACCGAAAAGGCTAAGCTCGCCAACGAAAATCCGGCGCTGTATGCGCAACTCTCAGGTAAAAAATAAGGAACCATCATGGCTACAGTACAGTTAGCAGACATCTATAACCCGCTAGTCTTCCAGGCTGCGGTCCAGGAAAGGCAGATTGAGCTCAACCGATTCATTCAGTCAGGCGTTGCTGTTGTCGACCCTCAGCTTACCGCAATGGCTTCCGTTGGCGGTAACATTGGCGAGCTGCCGTTCTACAAACCGCTTGGCACTGAAGAGCCAAACTACTCCACCGACAACCCGGCGACTCTGTCTACTCCGGCTAAAATCACTTCAAGCAAGATGATTTACCGCCTGGCCGCACAGAACAAGTCATGGTCAACCATGGACCTGGCGCGTGAACTGGCGCTGGAAGACCCAATGGGTGCCATCACCGGTCGTATCGGCCAGTATTGGGCGACCAACAACGAGAAGCGCATCATTCAGTCAGTTCGAGGCCTGGTTGCTGACAACGTTGCGAACGATGGCGGTGACATGGTTCACGACATCTCTGTTGCTACCGACGGCACCGTTACCGATGCTAACCGCGTAAGCGCAGATGCGATCATCGACACCGTTCAGACCATGGGTGACCACGGTGAACTGCTGTCAGCTATCGCAATGCACTCCGTTGTATATCGTAAGTTGCAGAAGCTGAACCTGATTGACTTCATCCCTGACGCTCGCGGTGAAGTTAACATTCCGGTTTACCAGGGCAAGACAGTCATTGTTGATGACTCACTGGCTGGCGTGACCTACGGCACCACCCCAGCAAACGTGTATTACTACACCATCCTGTTTGGTGCTGGTGAGTTCCGTCTGGGCGAAGGCATGCCGCAGAATCCATCTGCCATTGATCGCGAAGAAGCAGCCGGTAACGGTGGCGGCCAGGACATCATCTACAGCCGTCGCTCAGACATCATCCATCCGCTGGGCTTCCAGTTCACCTCCGCTTCCGTTGCTGGTCAGTCCGCAACTCAGGCAGAACTGGCAACCGCAGCCAACTGGAACCGCGTGTACAACCGTAAGAACGTAGCGCTCGCGGTACTGAAGTCCAACTAAGATTACGGGGCTTCGGCCCCGTTTCTTTCGAGGTAACCATGACCAACAACGAACACAACGAGAAGGTGCTGGCGGAAATCAGCAAGCATCTTGAAGCAATCGAAGAGCTCAAAGCCACCATTAAGCCAGCTGACGCGCTGCAGGAAGTATCCCTGGAGCAATGCAACGCCGGGGCGCGCGAGGCTCACTTCGCGAAGTATGCAGAGCAGGAGCGCATGAAGCAGGCCGTTGCAGCCGCACTTGCTGGTGGAGCAGTGCAACAAGAGCTGGTCGTAGTTGAGCCAGAGCCAGAGCCAGGGCCAGAGCCAGAAAATGATGCTGGGGATGAGCCTGCGGTGGCAGAAAAGCCAGCCGAGAAGCCAGCAAAGGCGGTGAAGAATGAAAGCGCCAAAACCAAAGCTGAGTAAAGAGGAGCGTGCGATGCAAATCGCCATCCTCAACAACATGAAGCGACGCAAGCAGCGGCAGGCTTCAAGTTAACAAAGCGGCCATTGGCCGCTTTATTTTTATGCGGCAGTGAATCATAATGTGAAATGTTATAACGGATAACTTAATGGGGAGCATATGGCTCTTATCGTGGAAACAGGCGCTATCGTGCCGGATGCTGACTCATACATCTCGCTTGCTGATGCGCGGATAATGGCTGATAAGTTTGGCTGGGAGCTACCAGCTGACGACACAGCGGCAGAGACAGCACTGCGCAATGGCGCTTCTTATATCGACCTGCAGGAGGACTCTCTTTGCGGCGTTCGCGTTTCCGCAGAGCAGAGCCTGGCATTCCCTCGCAAGGGTGTAACCGTTAATGGATTCCCTGTCGCAGATGATTCCATTCCAAAGCAGGTCATCAAGGCTCAGGTGGCGGCCGCGGTTGAGTATGGCAAAGGCACTGATGTGCGAGCATCAAGCGATGGTCGCATCACCACCATGGAGCGCGTTGAGGGTGTCGTTACGGTGCAATACGCCGACAATGGGATGACAGGAGCGACCATCATTATCACCGCTGCCATAGACGCGCTGAAGCCGTTAATCTGCGGAGGCGGTAATAATGGATTCCAGTTCAGAGTGACAAGAGGTTAATCATGGCTCTCGATAAATCAGGTATGTTTACCCTTATCGGGAATAACCTTCCTGATAACGATACTGGTGCGATTACCCCGGCAAAGCTGCGCGAAGTAACAACCCAGCTTGGAGATTCAATGCTGTATTCGGCGGCGGGAATGAAGGAAGTTGATGTGTTGCGTGCTCCGTCTACTGTAGCGCAGGCACCAACAGCGGTTGACACCGCTTTGCAGTTGACTTTCGGAGCAGCTCAGAACTCAGCAGCCAATCCAGTTATGATTAATGCCGCCGGGCTTGTCACCTTCAACACCGCTGGAAATTATGCTGTGCGCATTAAATTGCAATGCGGGCGTACCGGCGCAACAGGAACATCAATTCTCCTTAGTCGAATCTTGCTCGGCGGAACTCAGTTTGGCTCTTCCGCATGCGTTAAGTTGACTCAGACAGACGCGACGACTCCAACAGAATCGCGCGTTGTTATTAATGCCACCGCAGGCCAGACGATGACTATCCAGATTATGCGCGACAGCGCCGGGTCAAACTTCGGTGGTGTTTATCCTCAGGTAGCAACTGTGGCTGCTTGGGGTACAGCTCCGTCAGCATTGCTGGTTATCTCTCGTCTGGAGCCAGCGTAATGAGTACGGCATTCAGCAAGAAAATGCAGGGCGTAGCAACTCGCCTGTTGGATAAATACGGCAGCACTGTAACGCTGGTACGGGCTGGCTCTAAGGTGTGGGACGAAGACCTCGGCGAATACGCGCAACAGCCTGATACTCAGATTCCGCTCACTGCCGTTCCGGTGCCAATTAACGCAGGGCTGGTAAACGGAACCACCATCCAGGCGGGTGATATGGTCGTGAAAGCCGACTTTAGCGTACTACCGAAGATGGAAGACAAAGTGATTTTCGCGGGTGAGCAGTGGTCAGTTGTAGGTATTGAACGCAAGCAGGTTAACGACGACATCGTGACCTGGTTCATTCAGGTGCGCAAATGAGTAAGTTCACGCTGGACATTCAGGCCTTTGTCGCCAAGGCGAAGAAGAATCCCGAAACCGTGATGCGCTCCGTGTCACTGAAGTTGTTCAGCGCGATCATAAAAGGCAGTCCGGTAGATACTGGGCGGTTTCGTATGAACTGGCAGACTACCGGTTCGACCCCGGCAACAGGTCTTATTGCTGGAGTCGACGCAACTGGAGCGAAGGCAGTTAACAGCGTAGCTACCTACATCACAAATTCTCCTGGATGGGATGTCTTCACCCTGACGAATAACCTTCCATATGCAGAGCGTCTTGAGTATGGATGGTCCAAACAAGCGCCAGTCGGGATGGTTCGTGTTAATATTACCAGGTTCCAGCAGTTACTTAACGAAGAAGCGGCGAAGGTGAGATAATGGCTACCTATTTTGAAGACCTCACAAAAGTATTCGACGTAGCGCTGATGTCATTCGGCAGCTCGAATAGCATTGCCATCGCACTGGAAAACATTGACGCGCCTACCAGCACAGCAACACCTTACCTGGCGAGCTTCATGCTTCTGGCCGACACAGAGCAAGCTGACCTTGGATTCAACGAGCAGCGCGCCGGGATTTATCAGATTGATATCAACGTCGCTTCCGCCAAAGGTAGCGCGCCGATCAATAAAATGGCAGACTTACTTAATACGGCGTTTAAGGCCGGTAAATCGTTCCAGCGTAATGCTATCTGCGCAGAAGTGCAGTCGGTTAGCCTGGGGCCGCTTATTGTGGAAAACGGATGGGCCAAGCGCCCACTAACCATTAACTTCATTGCCTTCACTGCGAGGATATAGCAATGTCTATCCAACCGTTTAAGGGTGCCAACACGGCGCACTTTTATATCCCTGAGGTGACTGCTGGTGTCACCCCTACAAACCCTGCATGGTATCCACTGCGCAACACCGGCGGCGTTCCTGCGCTTACGCGTGACGCGCTGGTTTCCAACGAACTGGATGGCAGCCGTGAAACGTCATCCATCCGCACCGGCAACAAACAGATTACCGGTGAGTTTGCGATCGAACTGAGCGCGCGAAGTCAGGACGAACTACTGGCTGGGGCGATGACCAGCTCCTGGGTCGCTGGTTTCACCAGCGCAAGCATTCAGATTGCTGTCAGCGCCCCGGCAAAAACGTTTACCCGCTCCACTGGCAGCTTTATCACCGACGGCGTTACGGTGGGCGACCTGGTGCAATTCACTGGCCTTCCTGGCAACAACGGAAAACCGTTCATTGTGACCGCCGTAACGGCAACCGTGGTGACTGGTGCCGCTATTCAGGCGCCGCTTACTACCGCTGCCGCAGCGGCTACCGTCTATAAAATCGCAGACTCGCTGGAGACAGGGAACCTTTGTAAAACCTACTCAGTGCTGACTGTGTTCACCGGCAAATGCGGTACGGTAGATGCTTACCTGCTGACGAAGGGTGTTGAGTTCTCCGGCTTCTCCATTGAGCAGGCAGTTAACGCCATGGTAACCGGCAGCTTCCCGTTCATCGGCCTGTCTCAGGAAGTCCTGAGCGCACTGCCTGCTGGCTCGACATTCCCGTATAGCTTTGACGCCGAGCCGTTCG